AAAAAGTGATGGTTGGAAATTGCAAATGGATAATGAACTACCATTTGAAATGAAGTCTGGCCATTTATTAGAAATAGAAAAAGAAACATATCACCGTTTACATAAAGGAAATGGTGAACTAATTATAGAGATAGAGGAACATGACTAATAGATACAGACAATCAATGACAGAAGCAATGGAAAAGGTGCATTTGTCAGAAAAAGAAATCACAAAGTTGAAAAACGGTGTGAAAGTATTAGGTAATGCTTTACCAAACAGAGCACTTGCACAAAAAATGGCCGACAAGGCAAATAAAGAAATGGGACATGATGCAGATGTTTACCATTCTCCTTTTAACAACAGATTTTATGTTCGTATTAAAGAAGAAACTTTAAACGAAAAAGACCATGAAATTTCTATGGCTCGTGGTGAACTAGAAGCTATCTCAGATAAAGCCTTAAAACTATCCTCTATCTTACAAGGCAAATCAGATGAAGGCAATCCACTAGAAGCATGGGTGCAATCTAAAATTACAAAAGCAAAAGACTATATCAATTCAGTTGCAGATTATATGGAATACAATCCAGATATGGCAAATGAAGAATTAGAAGAAGGTTATAAAACAGTTGGTAATGTAAAAGGTACTGAATTTAAAGTTTATAAAAATGGTAAGTTAATTAAAACTTTTCCTAATTACATACAAGCTCACGATTATGTAAAACAAAACGAAGAAAAGAAAGTAGAATGTCCTCAGTGTGATGGTAAAGGTTGCGAACATTGTGATAACAAAGGTTACCACATGACAGAAAGTTTTAATGATGTTCAGATTGCAAAACTTAAAAAAGAATATGAACCTTTAAGAGGTAAAAAGATTTCAATTGATAATGCAAACAAACTAGGTGCAATGTTTACTAAGTTTGATAAAGATAAAAACGCATTAGAAAAATTATATGGTGGTAATATACCTTTTATTTCTACAATGGCAATGACTAGGTTGATGACTAAACACAACTACAAGGCCGCTGACTTAAATAAAATTAGAAAAGAAAGTGTTGAACTAGCAGACGAATTGTTTATATTAGAAGAAGTGCATATGTTAGATGAAGCTGAAGCTACTATTAGTAGATTTAAAGGCGACAAAGAAGCAGAAAACATTATGTCACTTGCAAAACAACAAGGTGTAAAAGCAACAAGAAGTGGTAATCAAATTCATCTAAAAGGTATGTTTAGAAAAGTAATGGATATTTCAATGGCATTACAAAGAAACGGCTTGAAAGTTGAAGAGATTATGAATGAAGAAAAACTAGAAGAGTTTACTTCACAACAAATTAAAATGGCCTATGGTGTTGCAAACGATAAGAGATATAAAGCAGGTAACTATTCAGGTGCTGTTGCAGCTATTGAAAAGATTGCAAAAGGTTTATCTAAACATCCAGATGTTGCAAAAGTATTGAAAAGAGTTAACGAAGACTTAGAAGAAGGCATGATGAGTAAGATTGACCAGATGCAAAAAGACGGTAAATCTGTTGCTGATATTGCAAAAGAATTAAAGATGGATGTAAAAGTTGTAAAAGGTATTTTAGGTGAAGAAAATATTAAAGAAGAAGAAGACCCAAAAAAATTAGAAAATGAATTAAAACAAAAAGAAAATGAAATTGCTCAATTAAAACAAAAAGCAGAAACAGATAAAGCCAAAAATGTTCAAAAGCAAACTCAGAACATGACCAATCCTGAAACAGGTGAACCTCTTTTAAAAATTGGTATTGCTTATAAAGCTTTAAAAGATAAGATGGCAAAAGAAAAAGCTGCTGAGGCAAGATTAAAAGAGAAAGAAGCAGAACAAAAAAAACAAACTTTAATTAAATTTAAAGACAAAATTAGAAAAGTTACCGAAAATACAGATGAAGAATTAAATGAAAGCGATGCTTCGGATAAAGCAAAAGCAATGGGTTTAACCTATATGAAGTTTGGTCGTTATGGTAAAGATGGTAAGGTTACGCACAAAAGTATAGGTGGTAACTTAACTAAAGTTGATGCTAAAGGCGAACCAGTAAAAGATGATGAACCTAAAACAGATGCACCTAAAGATGAACCTAAAACAGATGCACCTAAAGATGAACCTACACAAAAGAAAACAGCTGTTGATGTTGATAAAGCTAAAAAAGAATTAGAGGGTATCGTATCTGATGGTATAGTTGATGTTGAAACAGATGAAGAAGGAAGAATGTTTGTAACAAAAGAGTATGAACCATCACAAGATTATGATGCTGAAAATGATGTAGAAGAAATTAAAAAGTATTTTGCAAAACAAGGTGTTAAACCTGAGGACATGGTTTATGATGTTGATTATTCAGATGATGATGAAGAAGACGGTTATATCCAAATTCAGGTACAAATTAGAGGACCTGAACAAAAAGAGGCAAAAGATAATGCATATGCAATTGGTATGGCACAAGCAAAGAAGATGACAGGTGATGAAAAACCTTTAAAGAAATCTACTATTACAAAAGGCCACAAAATTGCAAAGTCTATTTTAAAGAAAGAAGAAAAAGAACACCCAGCAAAAATGAAATATGAAGAAATTGCAGGTTTAAAAAAGAAGGCAGAAAAAAGTGGTATGCCTTACGGTATTTTGAAAAAAGTATATGATAGAGGTATGGCTGCCTGGAGAGGTGGTCACAGACCTGGCGCAACTCAACAACAATGGGCTTTCGCCAGAGTAAATTCATTCGTAACAAAATCCTCAGGTACATGGGGAGGCGCTGACAAAGACTTAGCTGCCAAAGTAAAAGGAGAATAAGATGAGTTACTTAAAACAAAAACCTGGTAGCATAGAAGAGGTAATTAATAAATTATCATCTAAAGTTTTAGAAGGCGACTACCAAGATAAATTTAAAAAAGAACTAGAAAAAGCTGGTAAAGGTATTGGTGCAATGACACCTAAAGAAAAGTCAGCATTTTTTAATAAAGTTGATAAGATGCATAAAGCAAAAGATGAACAAGCAACTAAAGGTGATATTGATAAATTTCACAAGAAGTTAGATAACCTTGTACACAAATCTTTTGGTCATTCTTCAGATGAAAAGAAAATGAAAAAAGAAGAAGTTGATATTGAAGAAACACATATGGGGCAAACTGCTAAAGCAAATCAATCTCAGAAAGATGCTAAAGGTGAGAAAGAAGTTATCAAACCACTTTCTATGAAAGAAACTTTACAGAAAATGTGGCAAGAAGCGGCTGAGAAAAAAGAAGAAGCTTTAACTAACGCTGAAAAGAAAAAAGAAGAAGAACAAAATAAGAACAAAAAAACTACAGATACAGGCGAAAAACCATCTGAAATCGAAACTAAGCCAGAAATAAAGTACGCTAATTAAATTAAGTGACTGTTTTACAACGGTTTTAATGCGACAATTTGTCTAAAAAAGCTGTTGCCAAACAGTCCTTGGTGTGTTATAGTATAGTATAAATGATAGAAAAAAAGGACAAAACACTATGAATAACTTACCACGAATATACTTAGATATGGATGGTGTCCTTTTTGACTTTGTAAAGAACATTGAACAGACAACTGGCTTGTCTATTAATCAATGGACTAAACTAGGACGAAAAGAACGCTGGGATCCTATTATAGCAAAGAAAGACTTTTGGTCTAAAGGACCTTGGTTAAATGAAGGTAAAACACTTTACAACTTTGTAAAGAAATATAAACCTCATATTCTAAGTGCATATGTAGAACATGCACATGACCCAAATTGCATTCCAGGCAAAACACAATGGGCTATGCGAAACACTAATATTGACCGAAGTCGTATCAATCTAGTGATGCGAAGTCAAAAGAAAAACTATGCCAAAGTGGCTGGTCAACCTGCCATTCTAATAGATGATTACGAGAAAAACACCAAAGAGTTTACTCAACGAGGTGGTATCGGAATCACATTCAAAAACGCTAATCAAGCAATCGCCGAGTTGAAGAAACTCGGTTTCTAATCACTTTCCCTTATAAATAGTGGTACTATATAACAAAATTGAGTACCATTAATTTAACTTAAAGGGAGAGAATAATATGTCAAGTTGGGGAAAAGCTGATGACGCAGGTAGCTCACCGCTATGGGCGTTAATGCAGTTAAACACAGAGCAAACTTCAGGTAATCAAACAGATTTATTTGAAGATGCGACAGCAGATAATTTTATTACAGGCCAAACTATTGGTCTATTCAACTATGCAGATGGTGAAGTACCAGCTGGTGCCGCTCATGCAGGTTGGAATTTGAAAGTTGAAGGTTCTGGCGGAAGAAATGGCAGAACACAATATCAAACTTTAGTAGCGTTAACAGACGCCGCTTAAACTGATTAAGGGAGCTTCGGCTCCCTTTTTCTTTATAAATACTATATGAATAAAGTGAT